CTCTTCCGATCTGTACGTCCAGCGCTATTGCGAGTCGGGTTTGGTCTTCCCAAATCGCGTTGCGGTGCAGGTGTTGGTCTGGCTGTTCGATACCGCCCAGTTCGAAGACGCCCTGGAGCTGGCCGACGTTCTGATTGAGCAGGGCCAGCAGATGCCGGAGCGCTTCAAGCGCCGCGACATCCAGACCTTTGTCGCGGACGCCGTGTGTGAGTGGGCCTACGCCGAATACAAAGCCAATCGCAGCCCGGAGCCGTACCTCTCCGACCTGCTGCCGCTGGTTGACGGTGAATGGCAACTGACGGAGCAGATCCCGAGCAAGTACCACAAGTTGATCGGTATGCGCGCCATGGAAGCCGGGAATTTTGAGGTCGCACTCAAGCACCTGGAGCGCTCAACGGAGCTGTACGCCCAGGCCGGCAACGACACCCGTATCGAAAAGGTCCGCAAGGCCCTGGCAAAACAAGCGGCTGCTTCCCCGGCCACCGAATAACCGACTACCCCCCCCAGCGGGGACCTGTGGAAGTGAGCCGCCCATTTATGGACCGTCCCACTGAAAACAGGCTCCCCGCCCTATTTGAGCGGTCAGCATGAGCTTTTCAGGTAAACCCACCACCTTGGTGGAACTGGCGATCGAGAACGACGGCTTTTGGCCGAACCTCGATGTGGCCGAGTTTCAAAAGGGTTATCGCCTACCGGCGGAATACCTGGTGGAACTGCTGACCGCTGAGTTGGCCACGGCTATGACCGAGGTCAACAGCGACTTGGCCACGTGCAAAGCGCGTTGGCAGAACCAAGGTGTCAGCACCTTGGAATCTGCTGACCCTATGGTGCTGCCCGAGCGCACATTTCAAGCCGCGACGTACAAACGCGCCGTTTACTGCAGAGCCAAAGCCAGCCTGCTGCCCCAGTTCGTGACCATCATCCGCCGCGACAGCGCGGAGAACCTGGGCAAGGAATTGCCCGATCGCCCGGAAACCTTCCTGGCATTCAGCCAACAGGCTGTGCGCTCGCTGCAGGGCCGTGGCCGCATTACGGCGGCGTTGCTATGAACAAGCTCCGCGCCCTGACCACCTACCTTATCGGCCTCGACCTGGTGCTGCCCGAGCAGATCGACAGCTGGGCCGAGCAGGTCAACCTGGATTTGATCTGGAAAGACACCACCCAGGGCTTGCACATGGGCGATATGCGTTACCGCGCCGTGGTGGTGATTGAGCGATTCGCCGGCAACCCGGCGTTGTTAATGGCGCTTCTGGGCGGCTGGCTGGAATCCAACGATCCCGATCGGGACGACGACCTGCCGGCGCCGACGTTCGCGGTCGACCAGATCACCCCGGACGAAGCAGATCTGGAACTGACCTTGGAGTTTGTCGAGGCCCAGCACCTGGCCGAAGACCCCAGCGGCAAGGTCGAGGCCTTCGGCAAAACGTGGGGCCTGGTCGAATTCGACCTGTGGACTGCTGAACACGGCGAGGTGCGCGGCGGTGGCGCGTAGCACTTTCGAGCTGGACGTCCGGGGCCACCTAGGCGTTCGCGAACAACTGGCCCTGTTGAGCCTGCCCCCGCAGTTGCGCCGGCGTTTGCTGAACAACGTCACCAAGCGCGTGCGCACCATGAGCCGTAAGCGGATCCGCGAGCAGCGCAACCTGGACGGTTCGGCCTTCGAAGCGCGCAAGGGCGACGGAAAGGGCAAAAAGAAGATGGAAGCCGGCTTGGGCAAGTTGCTCCAGGTCACCAACGTGAGCGCGGATTCCGCAACCCTGGGATGGCGTAACGGCCTGACCGGCTGGGTCGCCGCGCAGCAACACCACGGCGCGACCGAGCGCCGTACTGCCGCGCAGATGCGCCGGTGGAACAAGGTGCCTGAGGGCCTGGCCGCGACGGACAAACAGGCAAAACGTCTGCGCCGCCTGGGTTTCAAGGTGCGCCAGAAGGGCAAGAAGAGCCTTTCCCGGCCATCCGTGGCATGGATTCAAGAACATGTGAACTACGCCAAGGCGGGCCTGCTGATACGCATCCTGTCCGACGAAAAGGCCGAGGGCAACGGCGCGCAAAGCTGGGAAATCACCCTGCCGAAACGCCAGTTCCTGGGCGTCAGCACCGACCGGGATACCAGCCTGCTGGTTAACCAGGTGCTGGCACAAATCCTCAACTCCCCCAAATAACGAGGCACTGCATGGCACTTGGCAAAGTCAGCGTTAACAATCTCAACCTCGGCCAGGGTGCCGTGACTGAGATCGAGCGCTATTTCCTGTTCATTGGTCCCGGCGCTAAGAGCGTCGGTAGCCTGATCGCCCTGAACACCGACAGTGACCTGGAAGCGGTCCTGGGCCAACCCACCAGCGACCTGAAAACCCAAGTCGCGGCGGCCAAGGCCAATGGCGGCGACCGCTGGGCGTGCCTGGCGGCTCCGATTGCTGCCGATGGTGACTGGCTTGTCGCCCTGGAAAAGGCCCAGCAGCAGGGCTTTTCTGTGGAAGCGGTAGTGATCACCAAACCGGTGATCGCTGCTGCTGAACTCTCGGCCATGCATGACGCCGCGATCGCCGTCAGCAACACCTACGGCCGTCGTGTGTTCGTGATGGCCAGCACCGCCGGCATAACTGCAGAACAGACCTGGTCGGAATACCTGGCCCAGCAAAAGGCGATCACCAAAGACCTGGCGGCACCGCGTGTCCTGGTCGTGCCCCAGTTGCACGGCAATGACTTGGGCGTCCTGGCTGGGCGCCTGGCCAACGCTGCCGTCAGCATTGCTGACAGCCCTATGCGCGTGGCCAGCGGCGCCGTTTTGGCCTTGGGCAGCGTTCCCAAAGACAAAGACGGCCTGCCCCTGCCATCGGCCGTCCGATCGGAACTCGACAAGGCGCGTTTCTCAGTCTCGCAAACCTACCCCGACTACCCGGGCGTGTTCTGGGGCGACGGCAACATGCTCGATGCGCCGGCGAGTGACTTCCAGGTGGTCGAGTATCTGCGTTTGGCCGACAAGGCCGCTCGCCAAGTGCGCCCGCTGCTGATCCTGCGCGTTGCCGATCGGCGTTTGAACAACACGGCCAACAGCATGGCGGCCGCAATCAGCGCTTTTATGAAGCCGCTGCGCGTGATGGCCAAGTCCACGACCTTCGCCGGCCAGGTGTTCCCGGGCGAGATCGAGTCCCCCAAGGACGGCGACATCCAGCTGGTCTGGCACACCAAAACCAAGGTGGAGGTGTACATCAAGATCAAGCCCCTCAATTGCCCGAAAGACCTCACGGCGAACATCGCCCTGGACCTTTCCAACGACGATTCGGAGTAATCCCGTATGTCCCGTATTGGCGGTAAAAACTTCGACATCAACCTGGGCGATCTGCAGATCCACGTTGAAAGCTGCACCCTGGATATCACCGATAACACCGCCGTGGCGCAATCCCGGGGTGTGCCCAACGGGCACGTCGACGGTGATGTGTCGTGCAGCGGTGAATTCGAATTCGACACCAGCAACTTCAACCTACTGATCGAAGCCGCCCGCAGTGCCGGCAGCTTCCGCCAGTTGGAGCCGTTCGACTCGGTGTTCTTTGCCAAGGCCGGCGACGAAGAGCTGCGCATCGAGGCCTTCGGCTGCAAGTTGAAGGTGTCCAGCCTGCTGAGTGTCGACCCTAAGGGCGGCGAGAAGTCCAAGCACAAGGTGCCTTTTGACGTCACCAGCCCGGACTTTATCCGCGTCAACGGCGTGCCGTACCTGGCTGCTGCAGAGATCGAGGGCCTGCGCTGATGGTGTGCCCGTTCGATCGCGCCCAGGCCCTGGAACAACGTCAGCGTGACGCGGCGATCGCGGCCGTACTTGCTGCAGCACGGCCGAGCGGGCCAAGCCTGACCCACTGCAAAGACTGCGATAAGCCGATTCCGGAACTGCGCCAGGCCCTGGGCGGAATCGCCCGCTGCGTGCCGTGCCAAGCCCTTATTGAGAAAGGACAGCGCCGATGACCGCACGCGCCAAGCCCAAAGGCACCCTGGAAAGCCGTTTCGCTGTGCTTGAACACCGCGTCGGCGACCTGGAAGAACGTCATGAAACCGTGCCGACCCGTGTCACACGGCTGGAAGGCGAGTTCGAACACATGGCGGTACAGCTCTCGGATTTGAACGATGGCCAGCGCGAGCTGACCGCCACCGTGTCCGACATCGGCACCAAGGTCACCCGCATGTTGGCAGTGCTGACTATGCTGGGTGTGGTCGCGCAGATGGTCGGGCCGGCGCTGTTGCGGATCCTGTTCCCATGAGCCTGCGCAACAAGATCGCCGCCGGTGCCCTGGTGCTGGCCAGCGCTCCTTTGCTCGCCTTCCTGGGCAAGTGGGAAGGCGAGGGTGAGAACGTCGTCTATGCGGATCGCCTGGCCCGTGGCCTGCCCACCGTATGCAAGGGCATCACCCGTTACACCAGCCCGTATCCGTTGATTGTGGGTGACTACTGGTCGCCGGCGCGCTGCGCCGAGGTGGAGCAGTTGGTGGTCGAGAAAGGCCAACTGGCTCTGGCTGACTGCCTGACCAATCCGGCGATCGGGCAGAAGACCTTCGACGCCCTGAGCAGCCATGGCCACAACTTCGGCGTGCCCAGCACGTGCGCCAGTCGTGCGGTTGGCCTGATCAACGCCGGCAGGGTCGCCGAAGGCTGCAAAGCGCTCGCCTGGGGGCCGGATGGCCGGAGTCCGGTGTGGTCGTCGGTCACCGACGCCCAGGGCCGCAAGCGCTTTGTACCAGGCCTGCACGCTCGCCGGCGCGCCGAAGCAGCCATGTGCGCAGAGGGCTTGTGATGTTGCGCGAGATCTTGTTTCCGATGCTGCTGTGCGTGGCCGCATTTATCGGCTTCGACATCCTGGAGGGGCAACGCGACACCGCCCGCCTGGAGCGTGACAACGCCCTGTTCGAAGTGACGGGCCTGCGCGAAGCCGCCCGCATCAGCGGCGAGATGCTGGCCGACCGTGACGCGATCGATCTTAAACGAACCCTGGAGCTGGACCATGAACGCGCTTCAAACCTTGAGCTGCAGCGCTCTGTTGACGATCGCCGTCAGCGGCTGCGCGTCAACGCCACCTGCAGCGCCGCCGGCACCGAAAAAGCCAGCGCCGGCGGCGTGGCTGATGCAGGTACCGCCGAACTCGCAACGGACGCTCGACCGGATTATTTCACCCTCAGAGATCAATTTGCTTACTGAGGG